TCCCCGACTCGTGGGTGTTGCTCGGCTACCACCTGTTCACCGAGCTGGCGCTGGTCGCGGCGGAGCTGGCGAACGCGAACGGCAGGACGCGGCGGAAGTGTCGGCGCGTTCCTACCGCACACGTAGGGTGACATGTTAGGGTGCGCTTCATTGTCGGTCAGTGCGCCCTCGCCCCGGGAGGTGAGTACCCGGTGGAGATCATTCACCCGGTCTACGCCGTGCTGCTGCTCACCGCCGTGATCCTCCTGGCCCTCGCCGCCGTCGGTGTCGCCCACCCCCGGATCGGTCTCGGCTGGGCCGGGTTGGCGTGCTGGGCGACCGTGGCGCTCCTGACGACGATCAAGGTCGGTTGATCGTGAACCGCGCGGACCGTCGCCACCTGCAGCGCGCAGCCAGGCAGACCGCTGGCCGCCTCGGTAGCCTTGCCGTTGTGGACCACCCGCTCAACGCCACCCCGTGTCGCACCGACGAACTCAGGCCCGGCGCGGTAGTCCTGGGCACCGCAGCAGGTGACACCTACCCGCAGCCGCGGACCGTCGTCGCCCGAACCCTGGCGCCCGAGCATTCGCAGCGGATGGCCGCTTACCGGATCACCTGGGACAGCGCCAACCCGCAGGTGTACTACGGCGACATGGTGGTATGGGTGCATACCAATGCCACTCAGACCGTGTCTTGACTGCGGAACCCTCAGCAACGGCACCCGCTGCGAACCGCACCGCCTAAGTCGAGGTCGGGCAGACCGCGCCCGTACCCGACCGCGCGACCGCGACCGCGAACGGCTGCGTGACCGGCCGACAGCCCGGGAACGTGGTTACACCCGAGAGTACGAACTCAGCCGCGCAGCCATTCTTGCCGCGTCCGACATGTGTTGGCTGTGCGGCCATGGCGGCGCCGACCAGGCCGACCACGTCATCCCACTCGACCGCGGCGGCACTAATCACCGGGTGAACCTGCGACCCGCGCACGGCACGGCACCGTGCCCAACATGCGGACGCCGCTGCAACCAGGAACGCGGAAGTCGGATAGTCCAGGTCAAACCAGACATTCAGTCTATAGGGGGGGGTAGGGGCCGAACCGGGCATTGTGGGACATAGGACCCACGGGGATCCCCGCTTCTCGCGATCCGTACGCATCCCATGATCGGTGGTGGGCAGAATGCCGGCTGCGCCGAAGTTCGACCCGGCCCGGCGTAACGCCCGCACCGGTCCGGTGAAGCTCCCGGCCGAGGGCCGGCAGGGTGATGCGCCGACGTGGCCGCTCCCGGGCCTGCTGCCGGCGGCGGAGCGGGAGGCGTGGGCGCAGCTGTGGGCGACGCCGCAGGCGGTGGCGTGGGAGCGGCTGGGCTGGACGCGGACGGTGGCGCGGTATTGCCGAGTGATGGTCGCTGCGGAGAAGCCTGGGGCGTCTCCGGCGTTGCTGGCGCAGGCCGCGGCGTTGGAGGACCGGATCGGGCTGACCCCGAAGTCGATGCGGCTGATGCTGTGGGAGGTTGCCACAGATGAGGTCGGGGAGCAGCGTCAGGTGTCGGAGGGCGTGCGGGGCCGGATCAAGGCGGTGTGATGGCCCGGAGCTAGGGGCGCCCGATCAAGGCACGCGAACCGCTCGACGTTATCGGGCCCTGAGCGGCGGACCCGGAGACCGCCGGTGATCCACCGGTCTCCATAGCGAGAAGGCCCATGCTCCGGCGCGTCATTCTCGCGGGACCATCGTAGCCTGAGCGCGAGGTCGGGGGCTGCGATGCCGTGGCGTGGCCCAAGCGAAGAGGGAGAATTCCCAACACTCGGATACGATTTGGGCGAGTGGATCGAGGCACACTGTGTCATCCCGGACGGATACCGGCAGGGCGAGCCGTACCTGCTGACGGACGAGATGTGGCGGTTCCTGCTCCGGTTCTACCGGATCGGGTTCGACGACATCGCCCCGGATGGGCTGCTGTGGTATTACGGGGCGCAGTTCCGGCGTTCGCAGAAATATGGAAAGGATCCGTTCGGCGCCGCCATCATCCTCGCGGAAGCAATGGGGCCGGCGCGTTTTGATGGCTGGGATTCCAGGGGCGAGCCCGTCGGTGCGCCGTACCCGACGCCGTACATTCCGTGCCTCGGTACATCCGAGGAGCAGACCGACAACACCTATCAGCCGCTGTTGGAGATGATCCGCAGCGGGTCGTTGGTGAACCTGCCGGGGATGGACGCCGGGGAGACCCGGATCAAGTTCCCGAACGGTGGCGAGGTTGAGCCGGTGACCGCATCGGCGCGGGCGCGGCTGGGTCAGCGGATGACGTTTGCGACGTTGACGGAGACGCACTTGTGGGCGGGGCCGCTGTATCGGCGCTTGGCGGGCGCGGTGAAACGGAACATCGCCGGCATGGACGGCCGGTGGCTGGAGCTGACGAACGCGTGGGACCCGACGGAGAACTCCGAGGCGCAGGTCACCGCAGCGTCGGGTAATCCGCGGGTGCTGATCGACACGGTGGCCCCGCATCGGGTCGAGGATCTGACCGACGACGAGGCGCTGTACCGCGAACTGCTGCGGCAATACGGCGACAGCGCGATCGAACGCGGCGGCTGGGTGAACATCCGCGGCCGGATCATGCACGAAGTACAGTCGGGGAACCACCTGGAGGCGGATAAGCGCCGGTTCTTCCTGAATGAGGAAGTGCTGGGGCAGTCGGTGTTCGTGGATCCGATCCGGTGGGATGCGCATGCCCGTCCGGGTGAGACGTTGGCGCCGGGTGAGATGGTCGCGCTCGGGTTCGACGGGGCGAAGTATCAGGACGGCACGGCGTTGATCGCGTCGCGGGTCTCCGACGGCCGGCTGTTCACGCTGGGGATCTGGTTGCGGCCTGAGGATGCGCCGCCGGGTTGGAAGGTTCCGTCGGCGCTGGTGGATGCCACGTTGCGGGATGTGTTTGTGGCGTACCGGGTGACGGTGATGTTCGCAGACCCGTGGCGGTGGCAGGACTACCTGGACAGGTGGACCGTGGAATTGTCCAGTCCGGATCCGAAGAAGGCGCCGCAGGTGGCGGAGTTCCCCACCAATGTCGAGCAGCGGATGGACAAGGCGATCGAGCGGTTCACCACGGCGTTCGCTGGCGGGCAGATCACCCACGACGGCGACCCGGTGTTCACCGCTCACGCGAAGAACGCGGTGTTGGTGAAGGGGTCGAAGAAGAAGCCGCGACCGGGTGAGGACGAGTCGTTGCCCACGCATTATCTGAAGATGGCGAAGCGCGGCGACGGGTTGCTCATCGACGCCGCTGTCGCTGCGGTGTTGGCGCATGAGGCCCGGGCGCATGCAATCGAGCATGGTCTGGACGTGGCCGAGGATGCCGCGCAGCCGTTCTTCGCGTCGTGGCGATAGGAGAGGTGGCGCGATGAGCGTGCTGGAGACTGTCCCGGTCAGCAGGATCACCGCGAAGGCCCGGCAGACCGCTTCGACGCTTACCCCGGGGCGGGCGCTGTTGGCGATCCTGACCGGAGTCCTTTTCGCCATCGGATGGTTGTCGGCGAAGGCGTGGTTCGGCGTGGTGTGGGCCGCCACGGCCGTGCAGGTCGGCTGGCAGGACGCGCAACAGACCCGTACGTCGGGCGAGGCCCGTGGGTCTGCTCGATAGGGTTGAGGCCGCCCGTGGAGCGCGACACGGCTCGGCGGTGGCTCGCCGCGAGGCGAGCCGGTCGAGTATCGACACGTGGATCTCGCAGTATCTGATCCCGTCGCAGTTCTCCTTCGGCGGGCAACTGCAGGCGCTGGGGCTCAACCAGCTTTATGGTGGGCAGCGGGCGCAGGAGATCGAACGGTCGCTGCCCGGGTACATGGCGGCGTTGCGGCAGTGCCCGCCGGCGTTCGCCGCGCAGATGGTCCGGGCGTTGGTGTTGTCGCAGGCCCGGTTCACGTTCCGGTCGTTGCCGTCGGCTCCGGTGCCGCGAAAGCAGTTCGGGACGTCGGCGTTGGCGCCGTTGGAGTCGCCGTGGCCGAATGCGACGAGCGGCGAGTTGATCACCCGGGCCGAGTGGCACGCCGGTGTGGCCGGGAACGCCTATGTGACGAACTGGACCCCGGGTAGGCTGCGGGTGTTGCGGCCGGACTGGGTGGCGATCGTGTACGGGTCGCAGCGGGAACCGGAGTTCCCGTCGCAGGCGTTGGATGGTGAACTACTCGGCTATGTGTACCAGAACGGCGGGTTGTTCTCCGAGCAGGGTAAACCGATGGTGATCCCGCCCCGGAACATGGCGCACTGGTCGCCTTTGCCGGATCCGTTGTTTGCGGGTATCGGCATGTCGTGGATCACCCCGGCGGTGCGGGAAATACAGGGCGACGTGCTGGCGACGCAGCATAAGATCCGGTTTTTCGAGAACGGAGCGACGCCTAATCTTGTGGTCAAGGGGCTGACGGCGGAGTCGAGGCAGGACTTCGACGAGCTGGTCGAGATGATGGAGGCGTCGCACGCTGGGCTGGCGAACGCTTACCGGACGCTGTACTTGGTGGCCGGCGCTGACGCGACGGTCGTCGGCGCTGATTTGAAGCAGATCGACTTTAAGGCGACGCAGGGCGCCGGGGAGACGCGTATCGCCGCCTTGTCCCGGGTGCATCCGGTGATCCTCGGCCTGTCCGAGGGGCTGGCGGGGTCGAGTCTGAACGCGGGGAACTTCGGGATGGCCCGCCGGATCTGGGGTGACACCTGGATCTATCCGACGCTGCAGGATCTGTGCCGGGCGCTGTCGTCGTTGGTTGAGATCCCGGTTAACCGGGTCACGGGTCTGCGGGACTCGGAGTTGTGGTACGACACCGCCGACATGCCGATCCTGCGTGAGGATGCCAAGGATGCGGCCGAGATCACCCAGATTCAGATCGCCAGCATCGGACAGGCGGTGAAGGATGGCTTCACCCGTCAGTCGGCGGTGACAGCGGTGGTGGCACAGAATCCGAACCTGCTAGTACCGGATCCGGACTGGGTATCGGTGCAGTTGCAGTCCGGAGGTGGCGCGGTGGTGCCCGCATCCTCGACTAACGGGACAGGTGGTGGCTGATGACGCTGGCCGAGCGGGCACCGGAGACTAGCGGCGCGATCAACGCCCTGCCGGACTCCGCCTTCGCGTACATCGAACCCGGCGGCACCAAGGATGGGACGGGTCGCACCGTGCCGCGGTCGTTGAGGCACTTCCCGATCCACGACGCTGCGCACGTGCGGAACGCTTTGGCGCGGGCGCCGCAGTCGCCGTTCGGGAAGCGGGCCATGCCGAAGATCCTGGCGGCGGCGAAGAGGTTCGGTATCAGCGTAGCCGGGCAGAATTCCGGCGACGGCAACGGCGGTGAGTGCCGATCGGTGCCGTTCGAGATCCGTTCGGCCGGCGGCGACGGCCTGACGTTCGAGGGCTATGCGGCGGTCTTCAACACGCCGACCAGCATTTCCTTGAATGATGCCGACTCCACCGAGACGATCCTGCCGGGG